CCTATTGCCCACCGGTCCCAGGAGCACCAGGAGCTCAAGGGCTTGGGCGCTGGATCAAGCACCCATGGGCTGAAGAGGAAAAACAACGCCAGGAGGCTTTCGACTGATGCCAACCAAACGACTGACCCGCATTTCGACTGAGAGCGGCGCACGCCAAATCCTGCAGCGCATGATCGATGCAGGACGCATCACGGTTGAGGACCTGGACAAAGCACCTCCAGGACACATCAACCCACAGGCGTATCGGAACCTGATGCGCGACGTGGCACAGCCACCCAAGGTCGAGGTCGTCAGCCCTCGTGACCTGTCACCCACTGAAGAACCCCTGCCCTTCTGATCATGACTAACCAACAAGCCCAGTATTTGCTAGAGCACCTTGCTGACATTTCGGACTCTCTGAGCTCGATCTCCTCCCACCTCGCACGGCTCAATGCGAACCACGAGTCAATCAGGGTCAAACTCGATGGGATCGAGGACAACCTGCTGCACGTCGCGAACAGCACTCACGACGTCCAAGAGCGCCTCAGCAGCCTTTGCCTTATTCAGGAGGCTGAGCACGTAGTCCGATGACTCGAATCGAAGTCAAGGTTTCCCTGACCGCTGAGGAGCGTGACCACCTCGACAAGCAAGCAAAAGCCGTCAACCTCTCCAGGTCCGGGCTCATTCGCCTGAGAGCTCTAGGAGACCCTGCACCGGGCTGCAAGCCCCCTCAGCCACCTCTCACCCTCAAGCAGTACCAGAGAGCCGTCATAGCCGCTCTGAAGGCTGCTCAGGGCTCCTGCTCACGCCACACCGTCGAAGCCATTACCGCAGCCGTTCTTTGCTCAATCCATGAAATCGATGACAAACAAGCAAGCCCAGGCGATCCTCAGCCTGTGGGATGACTACCTCACCGCCCGCTACCGCGAGATCAATGACCCAGAGCCCCCGCCAGCGCCTGAACCACTTGGTCGAATCAGCCGCTTCCTCCGTCCAGCCGACCTTGGAAAACTTGCCTGATGGTTGCGTCAGGGTTTGCATCGGTAACCACTGCGGCACTGTCTCCTCGCATCATTTGGTCGAGCCCAAAATCAACCAACTACGCTCGACTGCGCAATAGCCGTATAAGATCCGGCAAACAGGTAGAGCCTTCGTGGGTTCAATCAATAACCTCAAGTCGGATCACAAAAACGCACGCAAGCGAACGGATCGCTCTGCTGCGCTTATCAAAGAATCCCTTGAGCGCTACGGCGCTGCTCGCTCCATCGTCATTGACGAGGAAGGTCGGATCCTTGCTGGCAACGGCACAGTCGAAGGAGCCAAGCAAGCAGGCATCGACAACCTGCGCATCATCGACACTGACGGTGACGAGATCATTGCTGTCCGTCGAACTGGTCTGACTGAAGACGAAAAGATCGGTCTCGCTCTGGCAGACAACCGATCGTCTGACCTGTCCGACTGGGACCCCCAGATGCTGTCGCAGCTCAATCAGGAGCACGACATTTCGCCATGGTTTGACGCTGAAGATCTGAACGAGATCGTCAATGACGACTCAGCCGCAAGAGAGGCAGCAGATGCAGACAACCCCTACACAGCTCGCATCGAGGTTCCCCCCTACGAGATCACGGGACCAAAGCCCGAGCTCGCTCAGATGTACAGCGACACCAAGGCGCTGGAGCTGATCCAAGCAATCGAGCAGAGCTCAGCCTCGGATGCGGAAAAACTTTTTCTCAAGGCAGCCGCCTACAGGCACGTCGTTTTCAACTTCCAGCAGATCGCAGAGTTCTACGCACATTCGTCAGCTGAGATTCAGGAGCTGATGGAAAACAGTGCGCTGGTCATTGTTGACATGGACAAAGCCATCGTTAACGGCTGGACCAAGCTCGGCGAAGAACTCTCCAACGCCTACCTAAGCGAGCAAGATGACAACGCGTAAAGAGGCTCTCTTCATCCTCAGTCATGGCAGGGCTGATCGGGTCATCACCTACGACACCCTCCTGAAGCAGAGCTACAAGGGCGACGTCTACGTCATTGCAGACAATGAGGACAAACAGCTAAAGCGCTACGAGAAGCGCTTTGGCGACAAGCTGATCGTCTTTGACAAAAAGGAGTTCGCCAAGCAGGTTGATGCTGCTGACACATCCGGCAAGCGCAACTGCATCATCTTTGCTCGCAACTACAACTTCGTCGCAGCTCGGGAGCTAGGCGTTACCCATTTCCTGCAGCTTGACGACGACTACACACGCTTCGAGTGGTGCCTCAACCACCGCAAGGAATACGTCTGCGCACAGAACAAAATCAAAAACCTGCAGCGCCTCTTCTCTGCCTGTTGGGACTTCCTGGACGAAACCCCGTTCAAGACCATCGCCCTTGCGCAAACAGGTGATTTCATCGGTGGAGCAGAAAACAAGCTCGTGCGCTACGCCTCAACTGGGCAGATCTATCGCAAGGCGATGAACAGCTTCTTCTTTCGCACTGATCGCCCGGTCAACTTTGTCGGCAGAGTCAACGAAGACGTCAACACCTACGTCGGTGGTGGGCGGGTCGGTCACCTCTTCGCCACCATCCCGCAAGCCAGAATCTCCCAGGCGCAAACGCAGGCAAACTCCGGCGGCATGACGGAGATGTACCTCGATGAAGGCACCTACCTGAAGTCCTTCTACACCGTGATCATTTCACCCTCTTCGGTGAAGGTCTCAACCATGGGTGCAGTCAATCGACGCCTGCATCACCAGATCTCTTGGAACAACACCTGCCCCGTTATCGTTGACCCCAAATACCAAAAGCCCCGCTAGACCTCTGCCTACACTTCAAATAGGCAAGCATCGCAAAGGCTAAACATCACCCACAAGTCTTCCCTCTAATGGCTGCTAAAGGAAGCAACAGAGCAGAAATTGAGGTGCGGGCTCAACGGTTTGCTCGCATCATCGCTAACGGTGGCAGGCGCTCTGACTGCGTTCGCTACGCTTCCGAAAACTGGGGGGTTTCTGAGCGCACCTGCGACAAGTACCTCGAGATCGCAAGGCAACAGCTCAAAGCCGACTGGGACATAGAACGACCTCAGATGATTGCTGACCTGCTCTCGCAGTGCTCCACCCTCCAAATGGAAGCTCGCAGGGCTGGACAGTTCCACATCGCCCTCGGGGCAATCAACACAGCAGCCAAACTGGCGCAGCTCTGCTCATGAGCATCCTCGCTAGCTGCCCTGGTGGTTCAGTCCTGGCAGCACCTACTGCGGTGCTCTCTGATGTGGATTGGGAGCCGCTAGCAACTGATCTCTTCGGGAGCCTGACTGATCCACAGCGTGAGGTCTGGGAATCGCCTGAACGCTTCAAGCTGTTATGCAGTGGCAGACGCTTTGGGAAGACCTACCTCTGCATCGCTCGACTGATTGCCTGGGGCATCCAAAACCCTGGCAGCCTGAATTGGTACGTCACCCAGAATTACAAGTCGGCAAAACAGATCGCCTGGCGGCAGCTTCGCGCCATGGTTCCCTCCGACATCTACGTCAAGAAGAACGAGTCGGACCTCAGCGTTGAGCTAGCCAACGGCAGCATCATTGCCCTCAAGGGTGCAGAAAATGCAGACAGCCTGCGGGGGGTCAGCCTCAGCAGTTTGATTGTGGACGAGGCTGCATATGTCAAGCAGGAAGCCTGGGAGATGGTCCTGCGACCTGCTCTGTCAGACCAGGGTGGTCCTGCCTGGTTCATCACCACACCGGCAGGGCTGAACTGGTTCCACGAGCTCTGGGAGCAAGCCCAAGGGCATGACGACTGGCGAACCTTTTCCTACACCACAGTCGAAGGGGGCAACGTCCCAGCTGAGGAGATTGAGGCAGCACGCCGCACGCTGGACGAACGCACCTTCCGCCAGGAGTACCTCGCCAGCTTTGAGACCCTTGCCGGCAGGGTCTATCCAGACTTCAGCGACGAAAACATCTCCGAAGACGTCAAAGACACAGGCGGGGACATCTACTGGGGCACGGACTTCAACGTCGGGATCATGGCTGGCGTTCTTGCCAGCAGGGTTGGCGACACCATGCACATCTGGGACGAGGTAGCCGTCAAGCAGTCGAACACTGATGAGGTCTGCCAGATGCTGAAGGACCGCTTCCCAGGCAGGAACCTGATCGCCTACCCAGACCCAACAGGCAGTGCTCGCAAAACCTCAGCAGCAGGTCGCACTGACCACGACATCATTCGTCGCTACGGCTTCCAGTGCGTCAGCCCCAGAGCACCCTGGGCAGTGAAGGACAAAATCAACGCAACGAACTGGATGATCCGCACGGCTGACGGGCACCTGCGGATGTTCATCCATCCACGCTGCAAGCACACGATCAAGGCTCTCAAAAACGTCTGCTACAAAGAGGGCGCAGATGACTACGTCATCGACAAGTCCGCAGGCATCGAACACTGGACAGACGGGCTCGGCTACCTGGTACTTGGAGCCTTCAATCCGATGTACCAGCAAAGCGGCAAGCCAACGGGCATCAGGATCTACTAGGGCTGCTACTTACAATGCGGGCAAGCCTGTGGAACCTGGGACGTGTATAGCGGCTTTCGACATTACGATCGTCAGATCACCGCTCGGGTTGCACGAGTCTCTGATCCGAACGCAGCGTGGAGAAATCAAGAGCCGCACTGGGGTCTGATTGAAGACCT